CTTTCTTTCTTGTATAAGTCAAACCCAAGATCAATGGTGACATCAATAGTATCGCCGTCAACAACACGATTAATCTTGACTACTCGGAAGTTGTAACAACTCTTCCTGCTCGGCGGGGTCATCGCTCCCATTGAAATATTCTGCAAGTGCATTATTTATATCAAAAGCAGGATCCTTAAGAGTCTGTTCCAATTCCCACTGCTTTATATCCTGTATCCAACTATTAATTATCTGTGAATTATCAGGCAACATCCCTGGATATGGTTGTTGTTTCTCCCATTCCGACGCTTGGGTCGGATGAGTCACTGGTGCTGTACACATCGTCAATGTCATCAGCAATGGAATTGTGAGATACTTCATTTGGGTACCAATCATCGTACTTAAAGATCCAATATATTACATATGCTACACCCACTAACAGTATAGCACACATTATATTAATTGACCATACTATATCAGAGGAGTATTGCACCAATTATGAATCCCTTAGCAAAAGATATGCAAACTACTTGATAATCTGTCAATCCAAACTTGTCTTGACACTTCTTAATTAAATTCTTATCCCACTCAACAACCTTGTCGAAATACTTTTTCATTTTACTAGGCAATTAGATACAAGTATATTTACCCGTTTAAAAAATGTAAATTATTTGTTGCCAAAACAACACAAATATGCTATATAGTATAGGGAAAGAAAAGGAGGAACAAGATGAAACCAAACTCCTTTATTATGGTGTCCATTTAATCTATGGAGGTGTAAACTTATGTCAATGTCACAGAATCAACTAGCAAGTTGGAATAGTCACACAGATGTAAACAAGTTCAACGAACAAGATACCAAAATCGACGACTATTTTGCATGTTTGATTGAATGTGAAGACGATGAATCAACGTCCAACTGTAACATAGTTTGTAAGGAGGTTCTAGAATGAAGTTATCCAGAATATATACACACCCTCATCCACCTTAGCAAAAATTAAAGTACGCCTAAACCCCTGAACAATCAGGGGTTTTTTAATGTAAAAGCAAAATTATAAACCTTTCTATTAACAATCTCTTTTGATAAATCTATTGCATGAAATTGTCCTGGAAAAAATAATAAACGATCTCTCTTAGGACTATTGTATTTGGCCTCCCCTTCATCAAATACAATAGTATCTCCCACTGCATCATTAATATAATAAACAGCAACCCAATGATCATTTAAAAAATCTCTATGGAAAGGAGTATGATTTTTAGAACTAGGTTGATTAGTTAAATTAAATCGAGAAGCAACTACATTAACATTCCCTAATGTAGGAATCATTGCTCTAATAACAGGAGCAAATACTTCTATATTCTTTACAAACTTATCCTCATACCTATCAAACACAAAAGTTTGACAAGGTATATCTTTCTCATACTTACTATGATGATAACCTTCAGGATTAAAATGTGGTACTGTAGCAGGAATAGATTCTAACTCAGTATTATCAAACTCCTCTTCTAGGATTTTATTCTGTTCAAGAGAAGTTACATTATCTAATAAATGAATCATCCTACTCCTGCTAAAGCCTCCATTCTTAAAAACTGCTCCTCTCTATTGTAAAAGAGAGTATAATTATCTGTAATCAAATAATATCCGTCGATATCCTTACCATCATCAGTGTATCCATAACCTCTTACCCTTTCTTGTATGCCATCTATACGCAACTTCTTCTCTCCATTTCTTACGTAAGACTCATACTTCTGGTCGAGGTTAATCATTGGTTCCGGTGGTGAATGTTTTGAAACTATAACATAGTCTCGTATAATTATGTATATTCTTAATAGTCTCTTTAGATTATCGCACCTCAAAGTCAAGTTTTCTAACTTTTCTCTTCCGTCTTTCCTCTTGCCATTGAAGATCCTGAGGAGTAAAGGAATCCTTTTCTTTCTTGACACCACTATTTAACATCACCACCTTAGACATATCCCGTGCTGAAATATTATCTCCTGTAACAGTGGTCATATTAGGACAACCACAAGATTTTGTCTGGTGAGAATGTCCTTCCACCTCTTTGCCGCATGAACGGCATCTTACTCTTACCATTTTTCTAAGCTCCTAACCAACCTGCGTTGGGTTCTTCTGTTCCTACCCATTTTTTTGCTATATTTTTAATAGCATCCATTGCATCATCCAATTCTTTTGCTTCACCAGTCTCTTGCCTATCCCCCTTTAAGAAAAAAGGATCTCGATCAGTGACGCACCAACGCCAAACCTTTAAGTCTCTACTATACCAAAGATGGATTCGCATTGTTTAAAGCTTGAACGGACTGCCAATCATTATTGAATAATTCTAAACCTTTATCGGTGAGAATATGGTTGTAACATTTCTCAAAGACACCTACTGGCATAGTAACAATGTCTGCACCATACTCAAATGCCCTACCCACATCTCTTGCACCTCTAAGAGATGCTGCTAAGACTTCAGTTCTTACCATATGTTCACGGAATACCTTAGCAATATCTTTAACCAGGCATAGACCACCAAATGAATTATCATCTACCCGTCCTACAAATGGTGAAACATATGTAGCACCTGCTTTAGCAGCAAGGATTGCTTGTACCTGAGAGAATATAAGAGTTACATTTACTTTAATACCTTCTTTAGCAAGTTCATGACATGCTCTCAATCCATCAGGAGTACAAGGTACTTTAATAGTTGTTACCTCACCAAAAAGTTCATGTAACCGATGTGCTTCCCTTAATGTTTCAATAACACTTTCTGCAACCACTTCCATACTAATATCATTCAAACCCATATTCTTAAGTTCTTGATAGACATCATCAGGTTTCCGATGGCTCTTCATAATAAGAGATGGATTGGTTGTTACACCATCAATTAAACCCGTAGTAACATGTGGGGCAATTAGTTGGCAATCAGCAGTGTCTAAAAAGATTTTCATTGTTCGGGTTTAAAATAATCTTTACGCATATAGCGTCCTAAGATATTACTATTGTAATACAAAGGGGTTTTTCCGTCAACCGTTTCAGTTAATACATTGTGAAGAAACAACTGTTTAGTCTCTTCAAAATTTACTTGTCCTTTAGTGGTGTGGAGGGATAAGATTTCTCTCTTGAAGCAGGTGTTCCCAAGTAACTTTCTATCTGCCTTAAGTTCGTCAGAGCTTCCATAGTACTTCTTCCAGTCACTCTCAGACGTAACCCTTCTCTTACCACCTCTAGGTGTACGACGTTGGGAAAAGTATTTACGTCCGATGTATTTCCTGCCCGATTGGAGATTAGTAATGCAGTAGACGAAACCGAAGAAATCGTTAATGTCGTCAGAAGTAAAAGCTGTGCCTTGATAGGTCCAGGCATTCTCATATATGCCTTCAACCAAGCTGGTCTTTGTGGTGGTCTCCATCCCATAATTTTCATTTCACTATCTCCTATTTAGTCCCACCTCTTTACTGTTATCTCTATACTATTATCATCCATCTCCCATTCTTCTTGCACTTCATACCCATCCATATCCTTAACAGTATTATGAACTAACATCCTTGCATACTGCTGTGTTAGTTTATCAAGGAATCTAGTAATAGGTATATTCATTTCCCATGTCTGTACATCAGCAACCAATTCAAAGGTTCCTGTTACTTCATTCCATTTAAATCCAGCATCCTTTGTTATTGCTATCTCAGCAGTAACAGTCTCATGTCCTTTGCCATGATATCCAGTAACCTTAAGTTCAGTTTCCTCTTCAGGAAAATGACCAAGAAGGTTTAATGCTTCAAGTAAAGCAGGACGGTCTTTTAACTTAGTTTGAATCTTAGTAAAGTGAGACATCAACATCCCTCCGAGTCATGGGTGAATTCATCGACAATAAATTCTAGTTCAGAATCTTGTGCCTTAGTATAATATTCTCCAGTATGTATCCTAGATTCAACGTTACCAAGTTTATCTTCAATTTCTTTTGTTAAAGATTCACAACTTGGACCTTTGACTCCTTCTACTGTTTCAGTAACAGTCCCGTCTTGTGCGATGGAAAATTTGATAGTGGTGGGCATCAGTGACCTCCGTAAGGATCATTTTCAGGGGTAAATTCATCAAACTTTTTCAAAGAATCTTTGAGGTTTGATGAACAATCAGGTGGTGGTGGGTCTTTATAACCCTTCATCTTCTTCCACTTATTATACAATGCACCCATCATCCATGACTGTGCAAGACTCTTAGGACCATTCTCAAGAAGCTCCAGTTCATACCCACTAGAGGTATAACCCTTGTACTCTTCACGCCAGTTAGAATCGTCGTAAGGTTTTGTCATAGGGAAAATCCTGCGAAGGTATCCTTCTTAACGTCTTGTTTAATGCCACCAACGACATAGGATTCAACCTCTGTCTCTTGTGGTGCTACCTGAAGTCCTTTAGAAGAAATCCAGTGTTGCGTCCAAGGGAGTGGGTTGTTCCTGGCGGCAATGTCATAAACGGGCTTCAATCCTATCATCTTCATGCGTCGATTGGCAATCCACTCAACATATTGAAACAATAGTTTGTCGTTCAATCCTATCATACTTCCATCCTTGAAGAGGTACTCTGCCCATTTCTTCTCTTCATTCACACACAAATCAAATTGTTTATAAGTCCATTCCTCTTCTTCCTCCATAATCTGTTTCATTTCTGGATCGTCACCTTCTCTCCAGTACTTGAGGATTGTTTGAGTTAAGACCAAATGCTGGTTCTCATCTCTAGCAATAAGCG